TTCACCAGCTTAGCTGCGTCTTCCTGAGCACCTTTAGCAACAGCTCTTCCGCCTGTAATATCTAATGCTTCGTCTTGGGACTCTAGCAAGGTCCTAGTAGCGTCTTGGCTGCCTATTTGAGATTTCGGAGTTATACCCCTAACCTGTACTAGCTGTTTAACTATACCGTCTTCCAAGCCATCTACTATCTCTTGGAAACCTTTTAGGGAGAAACCCTCCTTCCCGTTAAAAGCACTTAAGAATATCTCCGCAGCAGATAGCGCATTTTTAAGCTCTGTTATCTCTTCTGCAGGCGCGCCGGAACTAACCGCTGACGCTAGTACGCTAGCAGCTGTGTTTTCTTCTACCGCAGCGCGCATAGCTTCCTGAGAAGTTATGAGGTCTATACTGGTATCAACAGCAACTAAGCGTATTTTGAGCTCTTCCTTAGAAATAGCTAGTTGCTCTTTAGCGAGACCCTCTCCGGAGAGGCCGCCAAGCTGTGCTTTACGAATATTCAGAGCTGCTTTTTGTTCCGCTTCTCCGGTAGCTTGCGCTATCAATGCAGAGCCACGAGTAAAAGACTCTGTAAGGGCGTCACTAAATACTTTAGCGGACTTTTCAGTTACTGCGGCTTGGGTGGCAACTACAGCAGCAGCAGCTTTACGCTCCTTAGTCATTTGATCAACAAAAGTTATGAGTTGGTCTGATAGTACTACTTCAATACCTTGTTTCTTTCTTTCTTTAAAGACATCGGAGTCTTTAAACCTCTCGTTAGAGGATGCTTTTGCTAGTGCTTTATCTATATCCAGTATTTCTTTCTTAGCAGCATTAAGAGCTATTACTTCATCTTTCACTTCTAGTATGTTAGCTACTGTCTTTGGGCCAAATAGTATGGCGTTATCAGAGTTTTGTGTAATATCTAAAATAATAGCGTCTATCTGCTCGGTTACTAGAGATCCTGACGCTACGACTTTGATCATGCTAGCCGCTAAGCCTTGCATGGTAACACCTAATCTAAATATAGGGTCACTGCTTGCAGTTGACTGAATCAGTTGAGCAAAGGCTAAATTAGCTGCTACGGTAGATGTCTTGAAAGACTCCATACGTGAGCCTACATTTGAAAGCTCTTGTCCTACTCTAGCAAAATTATCTACAATATCGTTTTGTCCCGCTTCACCTAGTGCTTCTAGTGCTGCAGAAACTGTTGCTTTATTGAGGGGGGAATCTAAACCAGTTATACCTAAAATTTCTCTAAACTTAGCTTCTCCAACTTCTTTTAGGCCTGATTGGTCTAAAGACTTTATAGCACCTAAGGTTAGGTTCGTTAGGGCTTCGTTCGCGTTCTTTTCTACACCACCACCAAATATAGATCTTACCCCGTCTTCCAAAGTATCTATAAACGTAGTGTTTTCTTGTGCTTCTCTTGATGCTTCAGTTACTGCCTTTATACTAGTAGCTAAGCCTTCGAAGGCGTTACCTGTAGCAATGATTCCAGCTATAGAGCCTTTTAGCCCTTTGTCTGTCATAAGCTTAAGAGTTCTGTCCATATTGTCTATAGCAGATTCGGCATCTTCTATTGCAGAATTAAATGTTTTTATTTCTTTTGTGTTACCTGAGAAGATACCCTTAAGGGCTTCAAATACTATAACTAAAACTGTAGCGGCAGCGGCAGCGGCAAATAATTTGTTTATAGCAGCCCCTACCTTAGTTATTTCAGCACTGAGGGAGGCTAGCTGTGTTCGGAGAAATATAGATGCCTTAGCAAAGTGCCCTGTACTTGCTGCGGCTATGCCTACGGAGCCTGCGAAGGACACTGCAGATGCTTTCCCAGCAGCCAGGGCGACAGTTAGCTGGGCTGCGGATGCTGCAGCCGATGCAGCGGTAGCGTCTAGCTTCTTAGTAGCGGCTTCAGCTATTCGCATTGCAGCTGTTCTGCCAATTAAGCTAGAATTTAATGCTAAGTTACTGATAATTTCTTGTTCCGCAGATACTCTAGCGGCCTTACTAGCAGCAGTCTGTGCTTTTTTAAATACTGTATTGTCTTGAACAGCCGCTGTTTGCCTTTTTATAGCAATAGTCTGGTCTCTGGAAGTGTCCAACTCCCTTCCCAAGGATTTAGCTAACTTGTCTAGTATAGCGCCTTGCTCTGCTCGGACACCCCCTAACTTAGACATAGCATCTGCTTGTCTCTGTACAAGTGCTATGTCCTCTCTTTGTAGCTCCTCCACAGGTTTGGTGGCTATAGTGGCAATACGCTTTTGTACACCAGTATCTGCTAGGAACGGTACAGAGGGGTTGGCTTTACGTCTTCTAACGTTAATAGCTTCACTCTTGGCTACTAGGTCTTTCTGTACTTGTACTTCTTTTTCTGCTAGAGACTGTAGCACTGCAATGCGCGTAGCACCTGTAGCTTTTAGCGTCACTAATGCTTGTGCTGCTGCTGCACCTCTAATCTGAGCTGTCTCTCTAGCTGCTTCTGCAGTAGCGGCGAACTGCCCTTTGAGGCCCTGGAATGCTGGTATAAACTGCTTACCTATGACAAACACAAGCGCAGCCATACCTGCCATCAAAGCCGTAGGGCTGCTAGCAAATAAGTTTATTGCAGGTACTAGGAACTTATTAATAACTGCAGTTCCATCTTGTAGTATATCTTTTAAAGAAGAAGCTAATACATCAAAGGTATTAACTGGAATGTCTTCAATAGCTCCGAACTTCTCTTCGCCTTCTGCTAATACTGCATTAGCAAACGCTTGGCGTCTTTCAAATTGTGTTAGTTGAGACGAAGCCTTACCTAGCTGTCTAGCGTAGATATCGACTGCTGGCTCTAAACGGGTCATAATACCCAATTCATCTAGTAATTCTGGTTCTAATTTTGTTATAGCACGAGATAGTCTATTAACGGCGTCAGGCATTGCAACACCCAAAGCGGCAGCGGCTGTTCTAGCTACACCACCCAATCGTTTAATGTTCTCTCCACTTAATCCACCTGTAGAAGTCTGGGCGACAGCTTTCATAGCCTGAGCTAGTGAAATAGCTCCACCAGAGATCTCTACTAATTCTTTACTTAATCCACCTAAGTTTCTACCTACTGAAGCACCTAACTGGTCAAGTCCTTTGACCATGTTACTAGTATCCATCGCACCACTAAGTGCTCGGAAAGCTGCCCCAAGAGCAAACAAGTTAGCCGCAAAAGTAGCGTACAGGCGCACTAGCCCACCTAGTCCTCGTGACTGGTTGGCAAAGTCGCGAGCCGCTGCACCTGAGGCTTGTGAAATACCTCTAGCTTTATCGAAGTTCTCATGTTGCGCTTTGAATGACGTACCGGCACCTTGCAGAGCAGCTCTGCTAGCTTTAGTGCCTGTCTGAGCTGCGTTGGCTATTTGCTTTACACTTGACGACATTTTACTTGCGGTACTAATGGTCTTATCAAGTTCTTTATTCAGGGTCTGTACGTCTTTTGTAACAATTTTTAGGCCGCCGTCTGCTTCAACCTTAATACTTACTGTTGTTCTAACATTTTCTCCTGCCATGATTTCCCCTGTAGCAATCCGTTGTACTACCAAATTTTATTGGTAGTCCTATCCTATTTTTAACAATTATACTATAGGTGCATAGGTTTGTCAACACCAAAATTATGTTGCGGGCGGAAAAAAGCCCCCGCTATTTCTTGGCGGAGGCTGCTTTCGTAACTTTTGCTTTTTCAGAAATTAAATTCGTTCTTGTCACGTCCATGATACTAATGAAGTCTAGTGCTAATAGCTGCTCTTCTTCAAGTTTCAGGTCATATAGGTTTAGCAGTTCAAAGATTATGTTTAAATCTTTGCCTGCGTAATTCCCTCCCATGAAATCCCATATATCAGGTAGTCTTGAATATACGATAAAGCATGTTTGTACAAGTTCTGGAAAGTCGGAGATATCTATAGGAACGTCCTCTTCAACGGGTTCCATGTCAAGCTCCACGCACATTTGGTAGTATGCTTCCTTACTCATATTTAAATCTTTATTTTGCAGGTATAAGGCTATTCTGTCACTGCAGTCTCTGACCTGCTCACTGTAAAATTCGCAAGATCAGTGCTCTGCTCTGAGATGTAGTTATCAAAATTAACCGAACTCTTCATTAGCGCGAGGGCGTTATCTTCGGTGTATTCCATCTCTGATTCTGGGTCTTCTACACCCAATTCTACAGGGGCTAGTTGCTCTAAGTACTTCAGCTTTAGACCTGCCCAACCTTTAACGGTAGCCTGTACGTACAGTTCTAAGAAAAGATCATCATCTAATTCTTCGATAGGTGCTCTGTTCTTGAATGTTGTTTTTGTAGCTTTTTTGCGCATCTTTTGTAACGATTCACGACTAAGAAAAGATACATCAATTGTGAAGTCAGGCATACCTGGGTAATCGCAGGTTGTTGCCTTGCTAGGTACTAGTAATGTTTTAAGATTGATTCCCATATGTAATTCCTTTATTTGCAGAGCTAGTTAGCCCTTATTTTATAGTGGCTTTTTAAGGCCGTGGATGTGTTCCCATGTTACGTAGCGTAACTAGAAAGTTCTTAGGAAGAACTTTCTACTTACACCCCCAACCGCTATGGGCAACGGTTGGGTATAAGTATCCCCTAAGGGAGTTTAGAAAGATTAAGGTGCGAAGTAACGAACCTCAGCTTCGTTAGCTGAAGTAATATCAAAGCCAGTGCCTGTGAAGCCCTGTGCTGTGAAGTTAATCGTAGTAGAAATAACCTGTTCAGTAGATACTGAAGGGATTGTCAATACAGTTGCAGGAAGATCAAACTCAACTCTAGTGGTGTTTGAGGTTCCACCAATATTGATTTGAATTGCGTATGATGGATCTACAGCAGTATCCGATGTAGCTAACATATCAGACAACAAGCCAGCAGAGTTATTAGTACCGGTTCTCAAGTACGCTGTTACAGAGCCTGAGATTGATCTAGCACCAGTAAAGTAGGTAGCAGGCTTATTAACCACACCAAGGTTAGCGGGTGTCAAATAAGTTATGTTATTTGAGAAGGTTAGGTTTCCGCCAGTAATAGCGATAGTATACGCCTTACCAGTAGCACCAATATCTTTAGTAACTGCTAAAGTACTAAGCTTGTTAGCGATGAAAGGTGCTGTAGTAACTTTAGCTAGTGCACTACCGATGCTAGTACCTGCAACTATGGTAACAACAACAGTACCGCCACCACCCGCTAAATCAACAGAAGCTGCTGTAAGGTTTGGATTAACGTCACCTAAAGCGGCGTCAAATGTTACGATATATGGAGTTGTAGCACCAGAATCGCCAGGTCCGCCAGTAACACTAACAATAGTACTATTTGCTGTTACTGTAGAGAGTAACTCTAAAGCTGTCTTAACTGCAGAAGCTGAAGCGTTGAACAGGATACTGCCTGTTGTTTGTGAGTCATACGTGAGAGTATAGTTACCTGAAGTTGCATCAACTGCTACAGTAGCTACTTCTGATACACCCCCGGTGATAACTACAGGGCTAGCTATATCTGCTACTAATTCAACCTGGCGTAGGATTGTACCTTTACCAGACCAAGCGATTTGTGCAATAGCGTCTAAACCGAAGTCAACTGATGCTGAATCTAAAGCACAGTTGTCAATGATGTAGGAAGTACCGTCAACAACAATGATCAGTCCGAAGGCCTGAAGTTGGTGTGTTTGTGAATTGGTAACAACTAAAGTAGCGCTAGCTGCTGCTTCTGACCAAGCTGGGGCAGCTCCGCCAATAGCGTCTGTGGCTAATAGTGCGTTCCATAGGACGCTTTCTTCTGATGTGACATTAGTAGGTACGCCGTTTGGTCTCATGTACGTAGTCATCGAGAAGTCTACTGCTTCTAACGCAGTGTTAAACTGACGTTGTCCACGTACTGGAGTAGCACCGGCTTCATTAATAGCAACTGTTTCTGAAGCTGTGTTTTGTGAGTATGATAGGCCGTCTAATACTTGAATCTCTCTAGTGTTAGATGCTGTTGCACCAGTCATTAATACAACGCCTTGCGCGTCTACGTTTGTTGTGAAAAATACTCTTGCATTTCTAATTAGATTAAATGACATTTTGTTCCCTTTTAAAAGTACGTCTTTCTCCGTCGTTCTCTAGATATTTATCTGAGGCAAAATGAGAGTGTAAACGTGTTTATGGTTTAGTATTTGAGTTGTACTGCTGTGTCCCGAACTCAAGATCGGGTTAATCTGACATTATTTGATACCTTACCTGCATATTAATCTCCCCAACAGCCCAGGGAGCTAGTAAACCTTCGTCGGTTACTATCGACATGATTAGTATATCTGTAGTTTCATGTAGTGTTACACTGTCGTATACTAGGGTGCTGTTTAGGTCGATACATTCTTCTATATCTTCTAATAAATCCTCTAGCTGGGTTTGCGCATCCTCGCCTCTAGTATACACCTTAGTGCTAATATTTAGGAAGCCCCATTTGAAGCCTGCTAATTCGTATTGCCGGGTTTCTGACCCTGGGGACGTGTACACCGCCGGAGCATCGTCAATTTCGTCCCAGAACTTAAGTATAGGGAATGCGTTGTTGAATAAATTAGTTTTATATATCCCAGTACCATTAATAGTCTTAAACTGTGTTGTTAGTGCTTGTACTATACTTGTTCTTCTTGACATATTATATTACCTGGGTTCTTAATTCGATTATAGCATTTCTGGCAGCTATCTGTCTTATAGACTTGTCTGCTAAACGAGTAGGGTCTCTTGATCGGGGGTTTTGACGTTTTCCGCCCTCTGCAAAAGTACCGTAAGGGGATCTAGCGTACGAGTAAAAAGCTGTTATAGCTCCTTGCCTAGTTATCGATACCGTTTCTACTTTAAAACTGCCTGCTAGCGTACCACTTTGGTAGTTTAGCACCTCTGAAGGGGGGCTACCTTTACCCATGTTCCCTTTTACAGTCTGCTCTAAACTAGCATTAAGTATGGAGACTAAAGCCGCAGGAGACGTGCTGCCTTGAGGAAATATGAAGCTGCTACTTTTGCCGGAAGTACTTCGGGTACGCACAGCAGATTTAGTCCTAGCGTCTATGGGGTCCATCTTAACTGCGCCAGTACTATTCTGAGCAGTTTTTCCTAAGAAGACCGCAACGACTCTATCGCTTATCTTTTGTGCAAATGAGCGTTTGCCCTTTAATGCAGTATTCGTAAGCATTTCAGCTATCTTCTTAACTTCGGGCCCCTTAGCTATTTTAGAAGCTATATTCTGTGTGGTGCCGGAGTCTTGTATTATTACTATATCTGCTTGTATACTGGACAAGAAAGTGGTCAGGTTATCTCTAACTGTTGCGTGTACTTGTACACCAGGTACATTTGTTCTGCTGTAGACTCGTAGTAAGGAATCAACCACGGCTTGGGTCTGAAAGACCCTAGCTTTGTCACCCCTAGAATTTACACCTTCTATATTCACAGTACTTTTAGAAAAGCTATTAAGTATTCTAGACAGTGTAGATATTTTCTTTGTCAGAGGAGCATTAGGGTTCTGCAGTACTACGCCTGCATCAAATGAGGTTAACGTAGTACCCAGCTTCTTATTAAGAAAATCTAATACTTCTTTATTAAGAAACCCGTCAAAGAACTGCGCTTGAGCAGCATTAAACTTATTAAATAGGATGCCCTGTATATTATCATTACTAGCTGTTGTATTATACACTACTGCGGGGGTGTGCTTTCCTAGAATAATATCTAGAGACAAGCCTCCTTTACCATTCACGAATATATCGTTTCCGCTAGTAAGAATTACCTTATTAGGGTATGTCTTGGTAATGAATGTAATAATCTTTGTGCGGAACTCTTTTAGAGAAACTCTGTCGGGTTCTCTAGGACTTCCGCCCAACGTTGCGGTCTTGCTGTTATCAATGATGCTACCCAGGGTAACATTAAGTGAGTTAAGGTCTAGGGGTATAAATACCGGCTCCATAGATTCAGGTACTTTACGGCTAAAACGCCTAACAGTACTATCTAATAAAGCTCGTATACCTGTTAGGCCGAACATTAGGTATAGTCCGAAATATAGAAATCTAACACTCTTCTAATGTACGCAGGTAGCGCAACGTCTGAAAGGTAGTCTATCTGGGATGTTTTTGAATTAACGTTTTTTATTGCGTTAACAGACCCGTCATTCTTTCTATAGTAAGTTATTAAATCCATGATAGCTTGAGTAGCATCTTCAGGCAGCGGGTCGAAGCCTCCCGTGTACGTAACTCGGTAACCTAATAGCTGCTTCTGAAATGTTTCTGTAGGTAGGGGTTTTATCAACTCTCCGTCTAGTACCCAATCAGTAAACTCAGTTAATGCGGTGTACGTCTGCCCATAGTCGGTACTGTACTCAACACTAGCTATATTAATTATAGGATTCTCTTCTAATAGAAAGTACGGGGTATTTCCGTTAAACACCTCTACTTTGCTATCAAATGTATAGTCTATAAAGGATCTGCGGCAGTAATTCTTAACATACTCACTGATTCTAGGGATTAGGATATTGATCAAAACATCTGAGTTGTCACTGTTAATCCCCGCATAGCTCTTATACGCTGAAAGTGTTACTAAACTAGCTCCCATACTTGCTCCTGTTATTGTTTTTAAAGCCTACTAAATAATAGGCTTTAAAAACAAGACTCCGAAGAGTCTTGTTTGAGTGACTAGATTATACAGCCCACTCTAATTTAGATACGCCAGCACCTAAGTTAGTTGTTAACTGTTGCAATCCGGTACGTAAGCTAGCAACTAAAACTTTACGTTGTTCAACTACGATATCATCAGTATCAAAACGAAGACCACGTTGATTACCTACAATAAAGTTAGATGGGTTATAGATTATGGCACCTATTTTGTTCGCTGCTTTAGCTTCGAATTCTGCCGAAACTAGAACCTTTGAGTTACCAATAAAACCAATCTGACCTGTTAGCAAGGTTGAACGGTCAACGCCGACGGCGTCAGCTGTTCTGAATGAGCTGCCTACTGTGGTATCTGAAAGTAAGTCATGGTATACATCGGTAGAAACTACATAAATTAACTCACTAGGGTCTAAACCTAAAGCACCTAGGTCTTTACGCATAGCTAACATATTCTCAATGGTAGCTGCATTTGCTACTGCTGGGTTAACTGCAGCGGCTGCATCAAAACCTGCCAAGCCTTTAACTGGGTCAGCACCTGCACCTGCACCACGAATGAACGCGATATCAACTGAGCGAGCTAGGCGTCTTACCATTGCATCACGAATGATAGGTAGTAAAACTAGCAAACTGTCTTCTTGCTCTTCAAATGGTAGATATTCGAGGGATGCAAGTTTGTAAGCATTAACTGTGATAGCACTCAATGCGTGCGTTTTAGCAGCACCTGAAGAAGCCGAAGTACCGAATTGTGAATTTTCGATCCAAGTAGCTGTGCCAGCCTCAGGATTTACAGGGATAGTCATAACATTTGTCTGCATCTGCATCTGGCGCAGTGTAGGTGCGACTACTAATTTACGTCTAACTTCCTCTTCCATGCGCATAGAAACTTCTAATTCCCATGTTGCATTAGGAACGTGAGTGCCTACCTTTTCAACAAGAGCAGAGCCGTACTTGGTATCAGCAACACCCTTACGCATAATCTTTGCTAACAAGACTGCGGTTTCTTTCTCTTGGTGTGTGCCTGTGCTGCCTGTGTCACTGAAGGTCATCTTGCTTTTGTTCATAGCTGCAATTTCTGCTGCTTTCTCTTTAAGCTCTGCCTCTAAACCCGCTAAAGCTGCTTTGCTAGATACTTCTGCATCAGCAAAACGCTTTTCAATCTCTGCCATCAGCTTCTCTGCACCGGTCTCACCAGATACAATAACTGGGGCTGTAGCGGCTTTAACAGCTGCGGCAACTTTTGCTTCGATATCTGCTGAAGCTGCTTTTTCTGCAGTCGCTTTTTCTGCAATCTCTGCGGTTAAAGCTGCGGCTTTAGCTTCAGAAGCGGCAACCATCTTAGCTACCATTAATTCTAAGTCTTTCTCTTCCATGTTCTCAATTCCTTTTTTGTTGGTTTCACTATCTACATTATCAGTAGTGTCTTGTTCTTTAACTGAATCACTATCCTTAGCAAACAGCATTTTAAATTTGTTCAACTCATCTGTATCATCGTTAAATGCTTTGGATAGGCTAAACAGGGAGTCTCTATTACTTCCTACTGAAACTAAACTAATTTCATGCAGCTCCAACTCTGTTATAATAAAAGTATCTATTTCAGGTTTGAATTCAGCATTCTTGATTGTAAACCCAACAGAAAACGCGGTTATGATGCCTGCTTGTACTAGCTTAAACACCTTATCGCTTGCTGAGCTAATGGTACCTTTAATCCAAAGTCCCTTGTCGCTTATTTCGTGGGCAATCATTCTGCCTACTGGGTTATTATGTTGATGAAATCCTAAAAGCACTGGGTTCTTTAAGTACTCCTGAATGCCTTTCTCCCACACACCCGCAGGAATTAAATCCCCATCTCGGTCTTTGGTAGTTGTATTAGCAAAGCCTTCAATTTCTAAAGAGGTAACATCTTCCCCTTCCCCAGCCTTTACTTTAAAGTTATTGCTGCTAAGATAAAAGGTCTTATCCATATTCTCCTCTTTATTTACTCGGTTCGTCTTTCTTAGGTTCGTCTTTTGGTTTCTTAGGCGCCCCACCTTCACTAGGATTAGCTGCGCTGCCTGCTATATTAGCTGGGATACGTAGCTTGTCGCTTTCTGGGTCCTCGTCCTTCTCAAGTCTTAAATTAGTGCGTGCCTCGTTAGGGGTTATTACGCCACCGTTAACAAGTGTAGTATTAAATCCAGCTATTTCTTTAATCTCAGGTTGTAGTGCAGATACGTTAGCTGTAATGGCTTCTATATTATAACCAAAGTAGCGTTCTAATGAGCTAGAAAAGTTTCGTAGTATAGGCATCACGGTTTCTAAGTACATAAGGCGTAAGTTAGGGCTAATGTTAGCATTGTTACCCCCATTAGTCAAAATAGGCGGTACACCTAATGCTGTAAGTATCTTTTCGCTATGCGTCTTAAGAGATTGATCAAAGTCCATCTCTGTAAAATTCGTTTGTGCTAATGAATGGGGCTTAAGGCCATTGTCTAGAATGACCGGGCGCTTGCTGCCCATCTTAGGGTTATACTTCTGCAAAAAGTGAAGTATTGTACGTTCTTTAGCTTTTGCTGATAAAGGGTTGTCGGTAGTTAGTACTAATCCGAATACTGCCCCATTATCAAAGAACCCTTTCTGGAAAGATATCATAGAATTTACTATGTTTATTGAATTCTGCGCTGAACGTAGTCTACTAGCTCCTCGGTATATAGAGGCAGAGTTTACGTCTTTAAAGTAAAAAACCTCATCTTCCCTAAGCTTAGTTTCTCCATACACGTACCCTTTTATGAACGTCTTAGGATCTGTTATAATCTCAACCTGGTTGGCAGGGAGATGAAACATATGAACACCATCAAAGTAGATGAATACATGGCCTTCAAAGATGAAGTCAGTAAATATGTTCTGTCTAAAATCATACGCGCTCTGGTATGGATTGGGTGCAAAGTTAAGCAGCTTGGATAACGCTTTCGCCCTAACTTTCACAGGACCTATGCTTTCTTTAACATCGTAGTCTAATGAAGCACATGCATTAACAATTAAGCTAACCCCACGGTTTACCGCCTCAACATTCTGGAACCCAGTAACGCTAGTAAGACTAGCTACCGGAGTGCTAATAGACATACCTTCATCTCTAGCAATAGTAGCTTGTGCTGGGTTGAACTTTTCACTAATATAATTTAAAAATCCCATATTATTCCTATTCTAACAAAATTCTGCAAAAGAGCTCTTCACTACTCTAATAGGCTCTACACCGGCAACTAAGTTATCCCGCTGCTTATCCCGCTGCTTATCAATCCAAGCGCGTTGTTTGTCGGAGGAGCTTAAGGAAGGTGCTTTTCCAAATATTTTATGTAAGCCTGTGTGGTGTTTATTACATAGCGTGTACACGTCTGAGTACATCTCTGTGTCGTGGGCTAAGATGAACTCATCCCGTACTGCAATGATTCCCTCGTCTGTGCTAATATCATAGCCGGTTTTTTGAGCCCATGCGTTAAGCAGCAGGGTTACGCTAGCTAAATGATGTAGCTCAAGGTCTTCCGTTCCTGCGCAAATAGCACATGATTTTTCTTTAATATATGCTTTCTTCGCTTTATCGCGCACCCATTTTACGGGTATACGATTGTTGCCTGTGTTAGCTGCCATATACCTCGTCCTTTTTTTTTATTTATCATTCTAATTTTTACCATTATACTACGCGTGCATCTAAATGTCAAGCGCAGTTTTTCTGTGCAGGGGTGTAAAAGTGTACTTGACATTGTCAGCATTTCCGTGTATAATAGTGTTTTAAATAGGAGACTATATGCCACGGAAAAAGACAAACGAAGAATTCCTAGAAGAATTACAGCTTGTGGCACCTACCCTGACTCTGTTGGGCGCGTATACAGGGAATAAGAGCACACTTGCAGTACGCGGAACGTGTGGGCATGTATGGGAGATACGCCCAGACCACATATTAGGCACCTTACGTGTTGGTGCTGTTTGTAGAGTATGCCTCCCTAAAAGTACTACTGCAAAGTCACATATAGACTTTGAAAAAGAGGTGCACCTGATAAACCCCAACTTACTACTACTAAGTACGTACTCTAACAATAGGAGTACGATTCTAGTTAAGGACAGTGTTTGTGGGCACGAGTGGCGTATTACCCCAGATAAGTTTACTGGTAGAGGTGACTTAAATGCCTGCAAAATATGCAATACTAAGGCCCCTCTGTTGAAAAGCCATGAGGTATTCCTAGAGGAAGTACGTTTATTAGTAGCGGGGTTGGTAGTGGTTACCCAATATAAGGGGGACCTAGTGTGGGTATCGGTAATAGGTGCTTGCAGTCACACCTGGGATATACTGCCACATAACTTCCTTAGCCCTCGCAAGACGGGGCATTCGTGCCCAACCTGCGCACCTAAGCAGGTTTCAAAAGGCGAAATAGAGTTAAGAGATTGGATTGTACGGAGGCTGAATGGCTAGAAAGAAAACACAGGAGGAGTTTGTAGCGCAGCTAAAAGAGGTAGCTCCTCACTTAACTGTGCTTGGTAAGTACATAGCCATTAAAAGTAAGGTGCTGGTTGCTTGCCCTGAGGGGCATGAGTATCTTGTGTCTCCTTACTACGCATTAAGTGTCAAGCGGTTTGGTACTATTTGCAGGGTATGTACAAGGAAAGTACCTCACAATAAAAGAAGCTCTGAAGACTTTGTTACTATATTAGCACATAAAGCCCCTAATCTAAAATTGCTTGGTGTGTACACACACTGTCAGTCTAAAGTGCTGGTTATGGATACTACTTGTTTGCACGAGTGGGAAATTATACCTAATAACTTAATTGCGAGGGGCAACGGCACAACATGTAGAGTATGTACTCCAGTACTTAGTGTTCTTAAAAAGACTCATGAACAGTTTGTCACTGAGTTACATCTAGCAGCCCCCGAGTTGGTTTTACTAGATACATATGTATGTTCACATACCGCCATTAGAGTGCAGGGTGTCTGTAAACACATCTGGCCTATTATACCAAATAATATAATAAGTGCTAGTTCTGGGATAGTCTGTAGGGTTTGTGCACCTAAGCAGGTTTCAAAAGGAGAAGTAGAAATGGCAGAGTACGTTAACGCGGTACTTGTTAATGATAGAAAGATACTTGGTGGAAAAGAGTTAGATATTGTGCTAGAAGATATAAAACTAGCTTTGGAATACAATGGAGAATATTGGCATAGTGACTTGTATAAGTCCACCACATACCACTTAGATAAACTTAACGCATGTAAAGAAAAAGGATACCAGCTAATACAGATATGGGAGCACGAGTGGCAGAATAAGCAAGACATAGTTAAGTCTATTTTAAACGCTAAGCTGGGGAAAGCACTAAGTGTGGGTGCTAGGAAGTGTGTTATAAAAGAGATACCTTTTCCAGGAGACTTCCTAGACGATAACCATCTGCAGGGAAGAGGTAGTCCAACTAAAATAAACCTGGGACTTTTTTATAAAGATATACTGGCAGCAGTAATGACTTTTGGTACGCCCAGATTTACCGCGCAGCAGGACTACGAGTTAGTAAGACTATGTACTTTAACAGGCATAGTAGTACAAGGAGGTGCCAGTAAACTATTCAAGTACTTCCGGGCTAAATACAAAGGCTCAGTACTAAGCTACAGCGATAAGCGGTGGGGTACTGGGAAGGTTTATGAGCACCTAGGGTTTACGTACTCACATAGTTCGCCCCCAGGGTACTTTTACTACAACGGGTCTAAAAAGCTAAGCAGGTACCAGTGCCAGAAACATAAATTACAGGTGCTGTTTCCCGAGCTATTTACACACGAAAAGACAGAGAAGGAAATAATGAAAGAAGCAGGGTACTACAGGTGTTACGACTGTGGTAATGATGTATACGTAATAGAATAAGAAAAGCCCCCTATACACCATTGGGGGCTTTTTTACGTAGTAAAGGTGTATATAGAGTAACGTATAGCGTCTGACATATGCGAGTGTATATCGTGTACCGCCTTAGGCTTAAGTAGCCCATCCTTAGGGTCCCAGCGGTACTGATCCATAGCCGCTAAAGAATGCTTACAATGGGAAGCAATACGTAAGCAATCTTGTTCCACTATTGCCTGTACATATGATATACCAGGTAATACCTCTTTCTTACTCTTGCTAGTAGTTATATCGTACTCGTAGGTTAGGTCAGCTCCAAATTGAGCTGCAGCACTATCAATAAAGATCAGGTCTATATCCCATTTATCTATAAAGACTTGAAACGCAGCAGCATGCTTAGAGGTAACGCCAGAAGCTAAGTACTCATCTACAATATGAAATATGTCGCGTTCTACACCTTCCGAATCTTCTTCAGTATAGTAAGCTATAACTGCGAACGCTGTAGGATCCTTGTACCCCGGATCTAAACCAGCTATAAACTCAACACGAGTACCTTCTGGAAACACAGGTAGCTCAGTAACACAAACATCCCTATCAAACTCGAATATCTGACCCTCAAATGTATTAAATGAGGCTAAGTATTCCTGTGCAAACTCAGACTTAGACATGCTGTTTTTAGCTTCACTAATATCTGCTTCGCTAGACCTAGTATTTTCATGATAGTCTGCGGTTAGTGAGCACCATTGCGGAAAATCTGGTGAGTAGCCTCGGGAATGAAATCTACTAAACCAATTCAAGCGTCCACGGGGTGTGCTAATAAATATACATTTAGAACCAGGTTTATCTAGCGTAGGGCGGAGTTGCACGTTAAACGCATCTTCGCCTTTAGAACTTATAGCAGCTTCATCAAATATTATAGCGTCATAGCTACGACCCAGAACCGAGTCAACTGTTGAAACAGAGCCCATGCGAACTGTAGAGCCATTAGCTAACTCAATAACCCTATCTTTCAAGTTATCGCGCTCTATCTCTATATCAAAGTGTCTAATAAAAGAACGCTGCAGCTCGAATGATATAGTACTAAGGCTATAGTTAGGGCTCATTATAAGTATGTTAGAGCCAGGCATTAGAGTTATAAGCTGAGCTATAATATTGCTAATATATGTCTTGCCTAATCTCCTGGAATATGCAGCACAGATAAAACGATATTGTGGGTCGTTGATTGCATTTACTAAAGCAATTTGTGGGGTATTCATAGTATCGAAAACACCTAGTAGTTTCAAATAAGGAACTACCGGTAATTTAATGAAGCGAGCCTCCACTGGAAAGCTTACAATATGATCTGACACTACGTCTGGGCGGGATATTTCTAACATATACTAATACCTAATAAATGCAATACTAGTAATATTGGCATACCTATCACTAAAGCGAACATTAGCGTCACTTGGACTAATATAATAGATAGGGGTAGCAGCAATATACTAAGGCCCGCTAATAACTCTAATTTACTCTTTATCATCTTCTATCAACCTTTCTAGTAGCGAGTTATAATTGCCTCCCCCATTTATCTGGATGTTGGTCTGTGTCTTAATATCTACAGAACGTAGCTTCTCCAGCTGAAGTTCTTTATCCATTAGCTCCATTGTGAACTTATGCGATAGCGCTAGTAGATCCGCTATATCTTTAGAGCTGCCTGTTTCGGCCTCCTCTAAATCTTGGAACTTTCTCTTTATAACAGCATCCATGGCTGAACGCATTTTGACCCTATTATTATACCCTATATCGAAGAATACTTGGTTTACGTACTCCCTAACTTCTTTTCTGGCTAAAACTTCGGATACTTCTTGGGCAGATATGCCAAGCATGTTGGCTACTTCTTTAGCATTCTGAGTCTGTAAGTACTCATTAGCTATCTCTAGTGATTCGGGGTTAATCTTTATGACTTCTGCGGGTGCGTTTTGCATGTGGCTTCCATTGTTATTGTATTTTCTGAATTATACCCTAGGTGCATGAGCCTGTCAAGTGCAAAATTTTTTGCGGTTGCTTTTACTACTTATATATCTTCGCTTTATCAGTTCTGCTGTAATAGTACTGCTGTATCAGTTCTGCGTCTTAATATATCATCGCTTTATCAGTTCTGCGTCTATGATATTATTAATATATCGCTGTATCAGTTTGGCACCTTTTGCGTCTATGATATTATTAATATATCGCGCGGAAGGGGGTGCAGCGGCTCTCGTGGGTACGAAGTCCAATAACCCCCCTGTCATTGTGGCTATTATTTCTCGGTTACTATACAATTTTATATTATATTCCCAGGTACATTGAAAAAAGCACGCGAAATTATACTATACAATTTTATATTCTATTCCCGGGTATATTGAAAAAAGCGCGCGAAATTGTATTATACAATTTTATATTCTATTCCAGGTACATTTCCACGACCCACGATTTTTCTCGTGTGTCAAATTTATTTCCACGACACACGATTTTTCTCGTGTGTCAAATTTATTTCCACGACCCACGATTTTTCTCGTGTGTCAAATTTATTTCCACGACCCACGATT